TCTCAGGCGTGGTCGAAAATCTTAACTTGTTAATGTCAACTATTAACAATACAAGCCAGATTTATGCTTGTGTATTGACTTACCCAGATGGATCAACTGTAGATGGTGACTTTGGTTTTGGTTCGTTCTCCGACACTGGTGAATATAACGGTAGTTATACATTCGAATCCTCACTTGCTTCAAGCGGCGAAGTCACATTTACGGCGGGTACTTAATTTATGGCTGGCATACAAAGAGAAATTACAATCACATATCAAGGAAAGAAGTACGATATTCAGTTATCTATGGGTTTGATTAACAAGATAGAAATGAATGGTATAAACCTTTTGAGACTGCAATTGCTAGTCGATGAAGGTGGTATCCCTCCGACTAGCTTGTTATCTTCTTTCTATGCCTTGCTATTAAATTCTGCTGGCGTTGATGTTGATGCGGAGGATGTTTGGACTGAGTTAATTACTGCCGATCCAATCGGGCTTATTAATGCAACTAAGTCCGCTTTGTCTGCTATGTTTCCAAGCAGTAAAGAGGATGTAGCAACAAAAAAGCCAGCGCCGAAGGTGGCGAAAAAATAACCGAGTACCCATATCATACCCTTTTTGCTTTGGCAGTTTCCGATTGGGGCATACAACCGAGTGAGTATTGGTTGATGTCCCCTTGCGAGGTTGGCGAAATAATGAGGTTCAACACACCGCCTGAAATGCACAACGGCAGACGAGTTGAGTTTTATGATGATTTGATAGAGCGCTCAAAAGGCGAAGGATTTATTTAGATGGCTGAGAGAATTGATGGTGTATTTGTTGAGCTTAAAGCTGATGTGGATGCATCTGGCGTAATAAAGTCAGAGCAAGCAATTACTAATTCTGCAAAGAAAATACAGAATGAATTTAAAAAAACAGATGCATCTTTAAATAGCACCGGTAAAGCACTAGCTAGGCAGTCTAAACAGTCTCAAAAGTCAGCAAGCTCAATGGGTGGTATGGGTCGCTCTGCTGGTCAAGCATCTATTCAGTTACAGCAATTTACAGGACAGGTTTCCGGCGGTGTTAACCCTCTTATAGCATTCTCGCAGCAAGCGGCTGATTTGGGTATAGTGTTGGGCGCACCTTTACTTGGCTCTATTGTCGGTATCGGTGCGGCTATTGGTGTTGTTCTTCTGCCTGAGTTATTTAAATCTACCAGTGCAATAGAAGATTTAGAGAAGGCAATTGAAGCGCTAGAGGCGGTGGCAAAAAAAGGCGATGATGGAATACTTGAGTTTTCTGATAGCATAAAAGAGCTATCAAAAATAAGTAACGCATTGGTTTTGTCGCAACTAGAGGTATCAATTGATAACGCAAGAAAAGCAGTTTCAGTTGGCTTAACTGAGATACGCGACGAGTTTTCAAAGGAAATAGGCGCTGGTGTATTTGGTAGTGTTGGCGTTAGCCTTGATAGGCTTTCTCAAGCAACAAAAGATGGGGAGCAAGACCTCCTTGCTTTTAGCTCTGCATTTACCAAGATAGGCGAAAAGTTTGGGGCTACTGGTGCAAAGGCAAATGAGCTAGGAAAAGAAATATTAAATATATTCTTAGAGGCTGAAAAGGCTAAAACACCAGAAGCCATCAACGCGCTACAAATCAGACTTAACGAATTATCTTCAACCGCAAAAGATGCGCCAAAAGAATTAAAATCTTTAGTTGTTGGGCTGAATACAATATTTGAAACAGCTAGAAAAGCGGCTGTTGGCGCTCAAGAATTAGAGGCAAGAATAAAAGATGCTGGTGTATCTGCATTAGATGTTGGGTTTGACAATGAAGCTATATTTAAAACGCAGGCTCTAGTAGAAACCTTAACGCAACAACTAGCAATTACCAAGATTGAAACAGATGAGGGTGCAAACGCAGCGCGAAGAATGGCCTTAGCGTTTGAGTTAAGCGACGGAGCAAGCGCCAAACTACCAGAGAATGTAAGGCTATTAATTGCAGAGCTAGAGCGAGCAGAGGCGCAACAGAAAGACATGGCAAAGGCTGAGATGGATGATGCAAGCGCGTTTTCTAAGTTCAAAACAGACTTAGCGGCGGAAGAAGCAAAACAAAAAGGCGCGCGCGGCTCAAACCTAGAACAACTAAGAAATGAATTCAAGCTAGAAGGTGAGTTATTAGCAGAAAAAAATGCTAATGAACTTATATTACTAGAACAGTCATTGATAAATGGCGAGCTTTTGCGTGATGAATATGACGAACTAAGAAAGCAGAAAGCCGACAAGTTAGCCACTGATTTAATTGCTATCGCTGACAAGTCTAAAAAGAAAGAAACTGACTTGGAAGATAAAAAAGGCAAGGAAAAGCTGGGCGCATTATCAAAGTCAATGGGTGATTTATCGTCACTGATGAACACAGAAAGTCGCAAAATGTTTGAAATTGGCAAGGTTGCTGCATTGTCGGGAGCTATTATTGACGGTATTGCGGCGGTTCAAGGCGCTTATAAAGTCGGTAACAAATTAGGTGGTCCAATTGTAGGTGCTGCATTTGCGACGGCTGCTGGCATTGGTTCGGCTGTACAAGTTCAAAACATAGCAAAACAAAAGTTTGGTGGCGGCGGTGGTAATTCAAACTCATTTAGCGGTGGGTTACCGACAACTAGAACATCAGGCGGCGGCGGAGGCGGTCAAGATAGAAATATATCAATTGCAGGAATAGACGCAAACAGCCTAATTAGCGGCGGTCAATTGATTGATACGCTTAACCAAGCGTTAGGCGATGGCTATACTGTAAACTTTGCAGGTGGTTAACTTTTAGCATATAATCAAACAATACATATTAAGAGGTTTTACAATGGCAACGCCAATCACCCCACCGGTAACAGACACACCTACAGCCAGAACGGCCGAGGGTGTTGGCACAACCGCTACACCTACAGCAAGAACAGCGGTTACTCCTGCTACAACAGCAGTTCCGACAGCTAGAGGCGCAATAACACCTAGTACAACACCTGTTCCAACGGCTCGTACAAGTTTAACACCGGCTACAACCGCAATCCCAACTGCTAGAAGCGCTGTAACACCTAGCTCTAACCCTACACCAACAGCGGTTGGTCCATTAAGCCCTGTTGCAGCATTAAGAACTGGCGGTGATGTTGTCAATCTTGACTTTTGTCAGCAGCTTTATAATGTTGATTTCACATACTCAAGAGGCAGCGCGGCAACCTACATAGGTCGGCAAATAAACGCATTTAATCAATATGAATACATACTTAAAACAGACCCGTTAACAGGAGCAAGCCCCCGCATTGAATACGACGCTGCAACAGGTGAGTGTTTAGGGTATTTGGCAGAGGGGGCTAGTACTAATTTAGCTTTGAGGTCTGAGGAGTTTAATGATGCATATTGGACAAAGACAAACTCTGAAATAGTAGAAAATCAAACTATCTCGCCAGATGGGACGTTATCCGGTAATAAATTTGAATGGTCAACAACAGGAACAAACTCCGGTCAATTAATTAGAAACTTAACAACTGTTATAGGTGATATTTATACATTTAGTGTGTTTGCTAAGGCTTCCGAGCAAAGATTTGTACAAATTGGATATGCATCATCTGATGTGACAGGTCAGCCTTTTGTTAATATTGATTTAGCAACCGGATTAACTTCTACAGTACCATCTTCAGTAATTAATTTTAGTATTGTTGATGCGGGAAACGGCTGGTTTAGAATATCTATTACGGTAGAAGTTATTAGCACGTCAACAGCAAATTTTTTGTTTATAGGAAGAAGTTTATTAGACACTTTTTCCGCATCGGGATCAGCTGTGGATGGTCACGGGGTTTATATTTGGGGCGCACAAGTCGAACCCCTACCATTTGCCACTAGCTATATAAGAACAGAAGGATCGGCGGTTACTAGGGCGGCTGATATTTTAAATACCAGCGGCGCTGTACCAGCTATAAATCAACCCGTAAGTATGAGTGTTACAGCCAGCGTTTTGGGTGTCGGAGCGGCAAGCAGTAAGACTGTTATTAGAAATGATGGGATTGTAAATAGACTTATTTATCTATCTTTTGGGGGTGATAATTCTGGTCGCGCTTTCCACTCAGCCTCACCTAGACTTGTTATACCGACAGTTGTACCAATGGAAAGTTATAAAATAGATTATACTTTTAGCTTTAATACTTTTAGCCTTTATTTAGATGGTGTTTTTGATGAAAGCAACATAGGTGATATTGAAACCGGCGCACCAACTGGTATTATTAATATTGGGCATGCAGGAAGTGGTGGAGCGGCGCTATTTGGACACATTAAAAAAGCAGTAATCTACAATATTGCACTAACAGCAGACGAGGTGAAAGCACTATGATGTTTATAATAGCAATACCCGAAGGCACAACGTTTGACGCTATGCCGGAAGCCTTGCAAAAAACAATTGCAAAATATAAAGGTGTTTTTGCTGATGGTCGTTTGGTTGACACAGGTGTTTATCTTGGTAAAGAATTACGTTTGATTAATGCTGATATTGATGCAACAACATTAAATGCAGTTACTAATAATGATTTATTTGACGAGGACGGCAACCAATACGGGTTTGATTTAGATTGGGATGTTTTAGCAGTTGAAAATGAAACCGTTGACCAGTCTGTATTGTTAAATTACTGGATAGACACCAACGTCTTTGACGATGAAGGCGATATTATAGGCACTGAGCCTGTAAGTGATTTAACCGGCAAGATACAAACTTGGGCTGGTAAGTCATGGGTTTATTGATACCTGTACAGGATAACGCATCAGCGCCTTTCGCATTAAACCATGCGCGTATATTGCATAGCAATTTGTTAACCGGTGCAACGGCATCGGCTGGCAGTGGTTCAAACCCTGCATTTAGCTTGTTGCCTAACACGTTTGAAAGGTTTGAATTTACCGCAACCGTTACGCTAACTTATGTATTGCCAAGCAACGTAACAATAGATACGGTTTGTTTAGGCGCTCACAATTTAGGTAATAAATATTCTGTATTGGTATCATACAAGTCGACAACTGGCGGCGCTATAGTGTCATTTGGCGCTAAAACTCCCACTACTAATGACGCTATAATGTTACATAGCGCATCAACCGCTAATATAAAAGAGTTAATAATTACATTTACGGGTAGCGGCTCTGGTTATGTCGGCGTTACTTCTGCCGGTGTTGCAATGCAAATGCCAAGGCCGTTTTTCTCTGGTCACTCGCCTTTGCCATTGTCAGCCGTCACTCAGTATTCAAACTCAATAACAGAGACGGGGCAATTTGTAGGTCGTGAAATTAAATCAAGGGGCTTCGAGACTTCGGTATCTTGGGATAATCTTCCGAGTAGCTTTATTCGCGGTGATTTTTTTGCATTTATTCAAGATGCTAAGTTGCTACCTTTTTTCTTTGCCTGGAACTTATTGCTTTATCCTGATGATGTTGGCTATGTTGCTGTTAACGAAGATATAACGCCGACACTAAACGGAAAGCGAACACTTATGAGTGTTGGGTTTAATCTGCAAGGACACGGTTAATGGCTTTTGATACATTGCGAAAACAGTACACTAAAGAACATTTTTGGTATTGTGAGGTTGAGGTTGATGGCAACACTTACCGGTTTTGCGAAGACAGATACACTCTACCTGTTGGATTCTCAGGCATTCCGACAATGACAAGTCAAACAATGTCACCGGCCAAAATAGATATGTCTGGCGGTTTAGGTGTGCGAGCTACATCGTCTGTGTCAATGAATGAGCATCAAGATTATACTATTTACGGTATTGCATCAGCCCCAGTAAGATTCTGGGCTAATTGGCGCGCGCGTAATGCCGGTTATCAAGGGGGCAGATTATCAATATTTAGCGGATACATTACTGATAATACATATGAGTTAAACAATTTTCAGCGGCGCGATTACGTTATAGAATCGTTTTCTATGAGTGAGAAGGGCGTATCAATAACGGCAAAAGATACATTAAAGTTAGCATCTAACGACAGAGCAAAGGCTCCGCAAAAGTCGGGTGGTAGATTGTCTGCTGATTTACTGATAGGTGGCACATCAATTACATTGCTACCTACAGGCGTTGGTAATAGTGAATATCCTTCTAGCGGGTTTGGCCGCATGGGTGAAGAGGTTGTTTCATTTACTCGCTCAGGTGACACGGTTACTATTGTTCGCGGTCAATACAATACTGTAGCATCTGAACACTCAGAAGATGATGCTTTTCAATTATGCCTTCGCTATAACGCATCACTATCAGACATACTTTATGACTTACTAACCGAGTATGCCAGTGTGCCAGATTCACAAATAAATAAAGTGCAGTGGGACAATGAGAGTAGTGATTACTATCCAGGTTTGTATGACGCGCTAATCACCGAGCCTGTCGGCGTATCAGCGCTACTAAAAGAATTAGGCGAAACAGCACCGCATTACTTGTTTTGGGATGAGCGAATTAACAGTATTGTTTTAAATGCTGTAAAAGCGCCTCCTATTGGTAGTGATGTTATTTACACCCCGGAAGCTAACTTCTTAGGCGGAAGTGTATCAATAAAAGATAGAACAGATTTACGCGTTTCAACTGTAATTATTAATTTTGGACAAAAAGACCCTACTCAAGACTTAGACCAAACAAACAATTATAAACAGGGGTACATACGAATAACGCCTGATAGCGTAGCAAAGTATAATAATATACAGGCGTATAAGGTAGTGAATAGCCGATGGATAACAGATTTAAACCGAGCGGCTGCTATTAGATTAGCGGCTAGATGGGGTCGTAGGTTTGAAGATATACCAAGAGAATTTAGCTTTTCTATGGATTCAAAAGATGGCAACGTGTGGACCGGCGACTCGATATTTGTTAACAGTGATTTAATTCTTGATGATGCGACTTATAATAGATATAACATGCCCGTGCAGATTATAAGCGCTGGAGAGTCTAAAGCCTATAAGTACACTGCTATTGAGCATACTTATGGCGTTGAGCTACCAGAGGATTTAGCGAGCGATGACGAAAATCAACGATTAATTGTTATTGCTGGTGGTCAAGAAAACCTAAACTTGCGTGCAATTTATGATCTGCAATTTCCTGACGTACAAGATGATTATGACATTGTATTTGTGTTTGAATTATCATCTATTGTTGGGTCAAGCAGTTTAGCCGGTGCAATTGTTACCGGCTCTTGGCCTTCTTCGCTAGTTTTACCTATTAAGATTGATACTAGAAACTTAGTATCTGGCAAAGGCGGAAACGGCGCAAGTATTGGCGGAGCTGATGCTAGTAATGGAGGCACAGGGATAACTATGGGTGCTAATATTAGGCTGTCTAATACCGGTATAATCGGTGGAGGTGGTGCTGGTGGAGATAGAGAAATTGCACTCAATGAGGAGCTAGCCGGTGGTGGTGGTGCTGGAACTAGAGTTGGATTAGCCGGTACAGGCTCAAACAATAACGGCGGGTTTGCTCAGCCAGCAAGCGATGGAACATCCTTACTTGGTGGTTCTGGTGGTAGCATTGAAGGTGGCGCAAATGGTGAGTCTGGAGGTAATTTGGGGCAATCGACCAGTGTGGCAAGTGCCGGAAAAGCAATATCTTTAAATGGATTTACAATAACTTACTTATCACCAGTTGACGGCGGCGACATTAGAGGGGCTGTATCATAATGCTACTAATCAAACGAGACTACAAAAAACTATTCACCGGCAGCGAATTAACTCTGCCGGATGGACAGGTAATGGCGGCGCTTGAGTTGCCATGGAATAGCAATAGGGTCAATATATCTTGCATTCCAGAGGGTGATTACTTCTTTATGCGCGATATAACAGGCAGACACACCTATTTTAAGGTTTTAGGCGTTGATTCACGAACAGGTATAGAGTTTCACCCTGCTAACAATGTTAGTCAATTACTAGGTTGCATTGCACCATGTTTACGGTTAAATAGTAACGGAATTGCGGTTGCTTCTCGTACAGCTTGCGAAATAATGTTACAATTCTACAGTGAGTTAAATGTTAAATATTTGATGAGGATTTATTCATAATGTGGTCAGCCATAGTCACAGCAACATCAACTATATTCGGCGGATGGGTAGACTTAAAGAAAAGCAAATATGAAGCAGCCGCAGCAAAAGAGTTACGCGTCATTAATGGCGAGTTTGATTATGACATTATGGCTATGGAAGCGGCTAAAACATCATGGAAGGATGAAATAATTATGATGATATGGTATAGCCCTTTAGTAATAGGTTGGTACGACAAAGATACTGGCGGTCTAATTGTGGCGGAAGAATGGGTTTCATTTGTAGGTCGGTTGCCTTACTGGTGGCAAGTAGGTGCGTTTGGTATTATGGCATCTTCATTTGGTTTGAGATGGTTTTTTAAACAGCAGAATTTCAAGGTCTTAAATAAATGAGCGCAGTACGAGAAAATTGGCATATTGAAAAATCAGTAAGCGTTGGACACTTGCTAACCACTCTTATATTAGTTATTGGCGGCTTTACATACGTTAACGACCAAGACAAACGTATATCAGCCAATGCTCAATCAATCGAATTTATAAAAATTCAGCGCCAAGAAGATATACGTAGGATAGAAAAACAACTTGAAAGCATTGACCAAAAGTTAGATAAAATTATTAGTGCAAATGTAATCAAGTGATTTAGGGGTGCTGCCTTTCAAATTCCCAGTCGGATTCTGCTTCATATATTTTCTTGGTTAGCCACTTTAGCGCTTCAAGTTTGATGTAACCGTCTGTGCGCTTACCTTCTAAGCCCATCGATACAAGTTTATCGGTAAATTTAATCTCTTCGCATAGGGCTTTGTAGGCAATGTCTAGGCTAAACACTCTACTGTCATTATCGCTTAAATACGAAACAATATCACCCTTCATTGCACGTCTTATTTTTAAATCCGCTTCTCTCTTCACTTCTGCGCTGTATGTTTGCATTTTATTCCCCTTTGTAACTCTTCGGCATAAACTTCCGAGCTAATTTAATATCTAAATGACTGAGCATAGTTGGCTCAACATCATTACGCTTTAATAAATCAACTAAACCAGGTGAGCTTTTTTGTTGCTTAGTTGCATAAAAGTTATCCCACTCATCCTGGTAATGACTCATAGCAAGTCAAAGCTATTTTCTAGCCTATCCCTTTTTGCTTGCTCAATATCCTCTATGCGGCGACGTGCATCAGCTTTACTCGTTAAGACAACACGATGCTTATTGTCTGCGTAATAAGTCGGCTTGGTCTGCGTGAGTTCTTCCTGTGTGATGTTTTGCATTACTTTTCTCTCCGGCTAATCTCTCTGTCAATATACCACCGCGCTTTCTTTAAATCTTGTATTGGATTAACCTTATCATCGCAACGCCATAAATATTTAACTGCATTACCAATGCAGAAGTTCAAATGCTCGGTTACTTCTATACACTCGACTCCGCTTGGGTGCGATTTATAGTGTCTTGGGTTATTGACTGGGTCGCTTAATTCGCGTAATTCATCAATTATTTTAATATCCTTTTTACTCATAATCTTAATCCTAAAATGTAAAACATGCACTCATAATACATGGTTTTTGTTGTTATGTGGTATGACCAGTATTAAAAAGGAATGTCGTCGTCAAAGTCAAAGTCTGGCTCTGCCATTTTGTCTTTTGGCGCTTGCTGTTGTGGTGCTGGTTTGCTTTGTTGCGGCGCACTATCAGATTTACCGCCAACCAAGTCAACACTATTACAACGTAATTTTAAATACGTCTTTCCGTTGTCAGCTTCAAACGTTGATAGCTCACCACTTACCGCGACTTGTTGTCCTTTCTTTAAGTATTCAGGTAATTTACTTTCTGCTTGCTTTCCCCATAGCGCGCAATCAAACCAGATTGTCTGTTCTTTGTCGCCAAATCCAACCTTATTTGCAATCGTAAAATTGCACACTGTTGACTGTCCGAATGACTTAACTTCTGAGTCTTTGCCAAGATTGCCGGTTATTGTTAGTACGTTCATCACTTATCTTCCTTATCATTAAAAAAATCATTCACGCTTTCGTCAATTATTAAATCTGCATCACCTTTTTCGATGTCGCGGATTTGTTGTTTTTGTTCGTCGGATAAATTAGCTTTAGCATTGCATCCGTTAATTATCTGTTCTGCTGTCATCTTTTTGTTTTCAATTGCCTTTTCCCATTTAGGGAAATTAGTCATAAAGTTTGCGCCGGGGTATGCTTGCAATTCAACCAGCGTAAGTATATCAATAAGATGCTCGACTTTCTTGCCGCGCGTCTTTGATAAGCTAATCTTTAATCGCTTAGATATGTTAGACATTGCCTGAATGCGGATACCTCCAACCTCTTTACCACCATAAACTACAGTCGGGTCGCAATACAACACTAACGATTTACCAACCCACTCGCCCGTCATATTTCCCCAACCCGCGCCAATTATTCTTAGCACTGTTTTACACGGTTTAAACGGTCTACCGTTATCGCCTTCGTAATGTACTATGACGGGGTTTTCTGCATTACCCTGTGTAATGTCACTGATTTTTATAGTTCGCGGCGCTGTGACTAAATCATCAGCGTTTAACTGGTCTGATTTAGCTTGTATTGAGTTTGTTATGTCGAAGTTCATTTATTTCCCCATTTACCGTTATCATATTCAAATGTTTTCTTGTAACGCGTCCTAGATAAGTGATTGTAAGATACAATACCCTCTGCTTTATACCCTTCGGTTTCTGACATACTTAAAATAGTATCCATACAATCTTTGTAGACCCCTTCGTAAATTTCACCTTCGTAAACAACTCTTACTTTTCTTATGCAACTTGGCAAAGAGTCAATAGGCATAAATGTATTGAATATATAAAAGTACTTAGCATCTAAGTTATGAGGGTTCTTCTGTATACCTA